TGTTTTGCGGTCTTTGTAACTCTTAAATTTGTCAATATCCTTTATGAATATATCTTCTAAATAATGGCTTACTAAATTTTCTTTTAATACCGTTTGCGGATCCTGGCTGCTCTGGTATAATGTATCTTGGTTATTATCTTTGACGGCTTCCGGCGTTGCTGCGCTTGTTGGAGCTGTCTTTTTATTTGTTTCAACTGGTGGTATATATGGCGTAAAATCACTTAAGGCCTTTTTTATCGTCATATTGCCGTATGTATCTGGGCCATGTCGTTTATCCCACTTTTCCGGCCTGTATAATGCTGACTGCCTAAATAATGCGTCCATGCGGTAAGCATTGCCGTTTGTCCAGTATGCTAATAAATTGCATAAAGCTAAATCTGCTTCTGATTGTGAAGGATACCCGCTTATATCTCCATTCCATAACGCCCTGAATATATGGCCGTTTTTTGCGTTCATAGCTCTATTTATAAGTTCGCTGTCTGATAGGTCAATGTCCGGTGCCGGTTGATTTGCGGGTTTTGGTTCATCTCTTTTCAAATACTTTTCATGAACAATGGCCGCCTGTGCTGTTCTCTCTTGAATGTCTTTAGGCTCCCCTAATATGTTCCCGGTTACTGTAAAAAATCGGCCTTCTGAATACATTTCAATATTACCCTTACGCCTGTCCTTTGGTGGTATAGTACCTTTGCAAAGTATATGTACGCCGGTACCGCTTGGGCTGTATTCTGTGTAACTGTCTAAAGTTTTTATAATGTCCTCTGCTTCCGGCGTAAGTTTTCCGTCTTTTACAACGCCGTCCAGGTCAACGCCAAAAATGCCGTTTGCAAACTCAATTCCTATGCCGTCAAAGCCGTATTTGCTGACGGCCTTAACCGCCGTTTGGAAGTCGCTCCAGGTCGCCGGGTCGTTTGCCTTTGCATTGTAGCCGGTCTTTGGATCCTTCGGTATCTTATCATACTTGCCCTTTTTCTCGTTATATTCCAGCTTAAAGCATACCCATTGCTTAAGCTGCTTTAAGCTCTCCGGAATGTTTTTGTATTGCTCCATGCTTTTTCTCTCCTTTCTCTTGTTCCCACATGGGGTATATGGTATATTTCTTATTCTTTAAGCCCATAATATTAAGGCATGGCGGCGGCGTCAAGCCGGCCGCCAATGCCTCTATAAAGCTTATAAAGCTTATAAAGCTTATATAGTTTTTGTCCAAACTCTGGAAGGCTTGTCCTGACTGGGTTTGTTGGCATTTTTTGCCCTTTTGAATGTTACCACTTTTCACCCCTACCGTTACCACTTTTCACCCCTACCGTTACCACTTTTCACCCCTACCGTTACCACTTTTCACCCCTACTTTATAGCCTGATGGTAACACTATAAACAACTTGGCCGCGTCTGTTCTCAACATAACCGGCTATAAAATCTTCTTGCTTCCAATAGTCCAGTATGGTTTTTATTTGGTCGCGTACTTTGGATTTTTTCTTTCTTAAAGCTCCGTCGCTTGCTGCCTGTATGTTAAGCTGATTATATACGGTTTCATAAAGAATGGTTTTACTTAAGTGAGGATTGTTTTTCATGGATAGGATCCGGCGGTATAGATAGCCTTGCAGCGTTATAATTTCTTCGTTTTTATTGATAGGGGTATTAAGTAATTTTATAGCAAATCGGCCTATCTGGTTCTTTTTATTGGCATATTCATATAAAACTGGCGTTCTTAATATCCTTAAGCACTCAACAACGGTACCGTTTAAGGTTGCTGTTACTCGCTCTCCGCTTATAAGGCTGCCGTCGTACTTAAAACTATCAAAGCCGCGTGCTTTGGCTTCTTCGCTTGCGTCTATAATAAGCCTGCTATACATACATTTTGTTATGCTATTGCTAATAGCTTCTGCTTGCTTTGCTTTTAGGGTTGCTTTTGGGTTACCGGTCATTACCTGGTATATCATTTGTGGTGTTATGTATTCATTGCCGCCGTCAACGTATAAAGTAATAATAGCGTCGTGTACTTCTCTGTCATATGCGGTAAGCTCTTTGCGGCCTTTTATTTGTACGGATCCGTTAAGGTTATCAAAGTCTATACTTGCAAGGGTTGTAATTTGGTTTTTACTTCCCCGGCGTTCCATTGCTAACTTTTGTATGCTGCCGCCTGTAAGTTCGTTACTAAAAGCAAGATTGCTTACTTTATCTGTCGGAGCAACAAAGTTCGCCGGATAAAAAGTATTTACTACGGCTTCCGGTGTTTCGTCCTTTTCTTCAAGCTCCTTAAGTCTTTTTATATAGGCGTCAAAGGCCTTTTTAAGCTTGTCCTTGTCCTTTAGCAAGTTTTCATAAAATATAAGGCTTTCTTCGGTCATTTTTATATGGTCTCTAAAATATGCGTCGGTGTATTTATATAAATCTTCCTCTGTCGGGTGCTGCAGCTTATAAATTTCTTGCCTTAATTCGTTTATAGCTCGGATAACAAAGCCCTCTGCTCCTAATTCCTCAATTTCTTTTATGGTTTCACGCCTAAACTTTCGTGCTGTTTCTTTTGTTTTTTTGTTAAGCTCTTTTGCTTTTTCTTCTGTCCAGGGTTCCTGTTTATGCCTTTCCATAAGCTCCCTGGCATATTCTTCGGTAAACCAGGGTTCTATTTTTTGTTCTAACATTTCTTAACCCCCTTCTTTTATGTTTACCATGTATCCACAATAAACATAATAAACATTGTAAACTCGGTAAACTGTGTAAACATTGTAAACTATTCTTTATTTGTGGCCTTTTTCATTATCTATGCCTAAAAGGTACTCTCTTACGGCTTCCTCTGTAACATACCAGCGCGTACCAACTTTACGGGCTTTTATGCGGCCTTCTTTGAGAAACTTCCTAATACTCTGTGGGGTCATATCAAAGATTTTGGCTATTTCTTGCACGTCGTAAAATTTGATGTCGCCGATCTGTTTCATCATTTATCCTTCCTTTCTATGATTTCTTTGCCTTCTAAAAACTCGGCAATCATTTTGTTTACAACCTCTTTCAAGGTTTCTCTTTCGGTGTATGCGTAATCTTTGAGCTTTTCTAATAAATCTTCTCTTACGATAAAGGTCGCCCTGGTGTAGCCGTCCCTTAACCCTTCCTGGCTCGTTTTTTCATATTCCCGGTAAATGGTGCGCGGCCTTCCCATATTGCTTCTTGGTACCTGGGGCAACCCCTGTTCCTCATGCTGTTCTGTTTCTGGTTGTTCAAAAAACTTACTTACCGCCTGGTCGGCTAAACCTTCTATTTTCTTTTTGCTCATGCTTTATTACCTCCCTTAATAATTTCAGCTGTTAAAGCGTTATAGCCCGCGGCTGTCGGCGAAACAGGCGAATAGGTTATAATATCCGTCTGATTTGCCTGGGCTTCTCTTGTCGCCACACTTGCCCTTATAAATGTTTGGAATACTTTTGTATTCATTCGCTTTGCTGCGGCCTTTGTAGCCTTTTCAAACTCTCTGCTTAAAATGGTTCTGTTATTATGCTGCGTAAATAATAGCCCTTCAATCTTTAGGCTTGGGTTACTATGCTTTCTTACTGCTTCAATGGTGTTGTATAATTGACTTATACCTTGTAAACTTAAAATATCGGCTGATAATGGAATAATAACGCTGTCGGCTGCTGTTAAGGCATTTATGGTTAATATCCCTAATGATGGCGGGGTATCAATTAAAACATAGTCATAGCCGTTTTTAATGGGGTCTAACTTATTCCTTAATAGCTCCGGCCGCGTAAACTCCTTGTCTGCGCCGCTTAAAAGAATGTTAGCCGGAATAATATGGCCGCTCCTGGTCTGCTGTAAAGCTTCTTTTACGCTGACTTTATCACGCAATACTTCATACACTGTGGGTTTATTTACGTTGTCTGCACCGGAAATAAAAGATAAATTACCTTGCGGATCCAGGTCTATCATTAAAACCTTATATTCCTTATAGGTCAATGACGCGGCCACATTATGGGCTGTTGTAGTCTTGCCTACGCCGCCCTTTTGGTTAGCTATTGCAATAACTCTTGTCATGCTAACCCTCCAATCTCCATTTAACTTCATCAGATAACTTAATACTGTCCCAGCCTAAATACTTTCTTAAGATGTTCATAGCGTCGATTAAGGCCTTAATTTCTTCGTAATATGGGTTATCTGTAAGCTTCTTGTATTGGCCTTTTCGTTGTTCTTTAACAAACCAATCTAATAAAACTTCATAATGCGGCTGCATAGCGTCCAGTACATGATCCATCATTAAACCTCCTTTTTTACTTTAATGTTTACTTGGATTTTATTATAATATTATTTGCTGTTTAATGTCAAGGCAAAATATAAAGGCGGTCAAGGTTTTTATACCCTGCTTATATTCATTCCATTTTCAGTTTTCAACATTTCTTATTTCTCCTTTCATAGTTTAATGTTTACTTATTGATTACCTACATAATACAACATGATTATTCTGTTTGTCAAGTAATATTTGTAAAAATAATAAACATTGTAAACATTAAAGTCGGATAAAAAAGAAAAACCCCGCTATTATGCAGGGTTCGGCTTCTGGATCCTTTATTTATTTTTTCTAAATATTTGATTATGGCCGTCTTAAATGTATCCAGGCAATAAAAGGTTTGTCTTGCTAATTCCTCATAGTCATAGTAATTCAATGTTTCCCTGGGGCTGCTTGCGCAACTTATGTTTGGATCTGATTTCTTCACTGAATGTTATTAAGGCTTCGTTTAATTCCTTCTCTAAACGCTCTAAATTCATTTTTAAGCCCCCTTAATTCTCTTTATAGGCATATATCTTAAGGTCGTTTTTATAGCCCTCATAATCGTCTATACGCGTTATGTTGTAGATATTGCCTTTATATTGTATTTTCATTGTGGTATCAATATCGTTACGCCAATTTATTTCAAATACAACTTCTTCTTGAGTGTCAACTGTCAAAGCTGCGTAAATTTCCCGGCCGGTTAGCTGCCTGTAATAAGCCCATATGTTTTCTGCTACTGGTATAAGTTCGTCTATTGGTTCGCCGTATTCGTCCCTTCCACTACTGCGCTTTAGAATAGTAATTTTCTTGTCCTTTAACATCTTTTTCATAGTTCTTTATCACTCCTTTATAAAGCGTTCAAAAACTCGTTATAATGCTCATATAAGCCCACATAAGCATTTAATAAGCTTGCGGTACCATCTATACGCATTTTTGCACTTTGCGCCTTAATGGGTACAATATTGCCGTTTCTATCGGTCTGTACGCCGGTATTAGTCAAACACCATTTAAGGATATTCGAATTATTATAATTTATCTTCTTGGCTTGCAGATCCGCGCCTAACATCTGCATAGGTAAGCTTAAGGTTTTAGCTCCCTGTATGCAGCGTACCATCTTAAAGCCGTAATTCTCCATTTCCTCAACCCAATATTTTGCGCTGTAACTGTCGTAATAGATCCATAAAGGGGTTATGCCCTTATCGTTTACCATCTCTAAAAACCAGGCTGTAACGTCGCCATAATTGATTGAATTGCCGTTACAAAGCCTTAATAAACCCTGTTCAAGCCATTTATCATAAGGTATTTTGTCCTGCTGTACGCGCTTTTCAAAGCTATCACGCGGAAGCCAATACATTTGATGAACAAAGCGTTCCTCTGTATCCTTATCCATCATCAATAGTGTTGCACAAGTTAAGTCTGTGGTTATACTTAAGTCTGCGCCACCTATGGCGTAACTGTTTCTGAAACGTGCTATATTAAAGGTTTTCTCATTGTTAATATCATCAAAGCTTAACCATGCTGTACTTACGGTATCCCTAATATTAAAGTCCTTTGTCAATATTCCGCTTAAGTCTTTGGGGCTGTTTTTGGCTCTCTCAACCTTGTTTATAAGGTCGTCAAGCTTCTTAATAGTGCCTAAACCTGGATTTGCCTTCTCCCAGGCTTTAGGATCCTGCCATTCCTCCCGGTCGTCCAGCTCATAAATAACCGGTAAAAAAGTTTCGTCCGGAAATGTACCATCAACGACGTTGCAGGCGTATTTATACATATCGTCAAATATACATTCTCTGACGGTTCCGGCCGTCGTAATCATTATAAGTAATGGTTGCCGCCTTGCGCTCTGGCTCTGCTTCATTACTTCGTATAGGTTTCTGTCTTTAATGCTGTGCAGCTCGTCAATGATAACGCAATGAGCATTAAGGCCGTCCAGGGTATCGCTGTTCTTACCCAAAGGTTGAAATTTACTCATTGTCAAAGGAAAATATAAATCACTCTTGCGCTTTTTAACATACCGGTTAATCTCCGGGCTTTGTTTTACCATGTTGTGGGTTTCGTCAAAGATGATCCGGGACTGGTCCTTCTTCGTGGACGTGCTGTAAACCTCGGCCCCTGGTTCATTGTCTGCAATCATCATGTAAAGAGCTATGCCGGCAAGCATTGTACTTTTACCGTTTTTACGGCCAACCATGAATAAGGTTTCCCGGTATTTCCTTAAGCCTGTTTCTTTATTGATAAACCCAAAGAGCGCGGATATATAAGCCTTCTGGAATAATTCCAGTTTAACCGGCTTCCCTGCCCATTCGCCTTTTGAGTGCTTACAAAATTGCTCTATAAAGCGTATAGGCTTTGTTGCTCGGTTCTCGTCGAATATATAACCGTCCTTTGGGTTCTTTATATCATCAACAAGCTTCTTATATTGCTTCCTAACTCTTTCAGAAACAATACAAGAGCCGTTACATATCTCGTTGTAGTATTGTTCTATATAGTTCATCATATCACCGCCTTAATTAGCCTTTATAAACTCGTATAAGGCGTTTTCTTGAATGTCCTGTTCAACTTTAGGCAATAGGTCGGTAAGCTGCTTATAAAGCAAGCTATAACGCTGTACTGTGGTATTATAAGCCTTTAATGCCGGGCTTTCTCTCATAAACTCCTGTTTGCCTTGCTTAAACAATTCAACTGTACCGGTTTCTTTTATCTGTTCCTTAAGCTCGTCCAGGGTTAAAGTCATAAAGGTAAGCTCTTTTATTAAGCTTTCAGCTATCGGCTTTTTATCTTCCGGCACTTGCTTTAATATCTTGTTAAACTGTCTTTTGATTTTGGATAATTCCTTATCTCTGTCTATTTCCATGTATTTCACCGCCTTATTACTACCTGTTCAATAACTGTTTACCCCTCCCCTAATATGAAAACTCATGGAGGGGTTTTCAGAGG